ATATCAACCCAAGATATCTAAACTATACAGGACTTGATACACCGGCACAAACATCTCAAACTACAAAAGAATTGTTTAATGCGATAAGAGATGAATTATTAAGTAGAGGTTATACAGCGACTGGAGACACAACGCCGTTGGTTGCAGGGTTAGCATTTACAATGGTATATGTTGATTCAGGTAAAGGATCAGGAATAAATGCATACGAGAACAACTACAGTACTATAAATCTGACCGAAGTTTATGGACCTAATTTTGTAAATTACATTAAGAAAAGTTATTATTGTATTACAAGAGGAACTAACAGTAACTTACCTGTTGCATCATTTAATACATTTAAAGACTTCATAAAATTTGTAGTAGATAAAACATCGACATTATATACATTATTAAATCAAGATAAAAATAATTTTGATTTCTCAACACTAGAAGGATTATCAGCGGCAACTGCAAAACAATATGTATTAAGTTATCCTGTTGAACAACCTGCAAATGTGTATACTACTTTAACAGAACAAGAAAAATTAACACTACAACAAGAATTTGTTGCGGCTTATAATGTTTACGAAACAGTACAAACTTTCAAAATAAGCTGATATTTATAAATAAAATACTTATGAGTACTAAAATGTTATTGGATAATTACTTGGGGAAAAATACAAGAGTATCCGAAAAAGATATGGGTGACGGAACAAAACAAGTTTGTGACTTAGACACAGGAGATTGTTATACTGTCAGAATCAAAGACGGACTCATCGAAAGAGTCGACAACACTATGAGAACATTTAAAAAAATTCAAGTAGAAACTAATCAAGGTTATAAAACATTATTAAACGGTTAAGATGAATATAGACGATAAAATTTTAAAAGAGATCGCAAGATACAATTCGATCAACAAATATATCATGGAACAAGATATTCCGGCACCACCTGCAGATGCGGGAGCAATACCTCCACCTCCGGCAGACGCTGCCGCACCGGTTGATCCTGCTGCAGATCCTGCGGCGGCAGGTGTAGATCCTGCGGCACCAACACCTCCAGCGGCTCCTGGAGCTGAAGGAGAAGCAGCACCTGTTGATGTTGCGGCGGATCCTGATGTTGAAGAAGTCCCTGCTGAAGGAGAAGAAGGTGAAGGAGAAACTGAAGAGTTAGACATCACCGATCTTGTTGATTCGCAAAAAACAATTGCTGATAAACAAGAAGAATATTTCACAAATCTTTTTGACCAAATCAAAACTATGGAAGAAAAATTAGCAGAGATGGATACTATTGTATCTAAGTTAGATTCTTTAGAGGCTAAAGTTGAAAAATACAGACCAAAAACGGCACAAGAAAAATTGCAACTTAGATCATTAGATTCAGGACCATTTAAACAAAACTTGGCGGATTTCTTTGATGAGAAAAAAGATGAGATGGAACAAACAGGTAAAAATGAATATGTTCTAACCCAAGATGAAGTTGAAAGTTATAGCCCATCTGACATAGAAAAATCTTTCAACGAACCAATGGAGGATGAAGATGATATTTTATTAAACAAATTTAATTCATAAGTTTTAAGGTCGATAAATTCGACCTTAAACTTTTTTTTTGGCGACACAATTTGACTATAACTTTTTATACACTTATAATTTTAACATAAACCTTTAATTTTTATTTACACATGGCGACAAATTCATTAGACGCAGTACTTGCACAGTACGAAAAATCAACACAGAACACATCATCGAATGGTTCTAAAATGTCTTCAGAAGACCGAATGAAGAAATATTTCGCGGCTCTTTTGAAAGATAATGAAAAACAAGGACAGAGACGAGTACGTATTCTTCCTACAACAGACGGTTCTTCACCGTTTAAAGAAGTATGGTTCCACGAAATCCTTGTGGACGGTAAATATCAAAAATTTTACGATCCAGGAAAAAATGACAACGAACGTTCACCTTTGAATGAAGTTTACGAAGAACTTATGTCAACAGGTAAGGAAGCCGACAAACAATTGGCAACACAATACAAAGCTCGTAAGTTTTATATCGTAAAAGTTATTGATCGTGATAACGAACAAGACGGAGTTAAATTTTGGAGATTTAAACACAACTACAAACAAGAGGGAATTCTTGATAAAATTATTCCAATTTGGAAAGCAAAAGGTGATATCACAGATCCTGATAAAGGACGTGACTTAATCCTTGAATTAACAAAGGCAAAAACTCCTAAAGGTGCTTTCTATACGGTAATCCAAACAGTTATGTATGATGACCCATCTGCAATTTCAGAAGATGAAACTCAAATGTCAGAGTGGGTTAGTGATGAATTGACTTGGGAAGATGTATATTCTAAAAAACCTGTTGAATACCTTGAGGCAATTTCAAGAGGAGAAACACCACGTTGGGACTCTGAAAAAGGTGGATATGTTTATTCTAATGATGAAACTTCAGAAGTTTCTATGGGAGGAAAATCAGCACCAAAATCAATCAATGAAGTTTCTGATCCTCAAGCAAACGACGAGGTTGATGAAGAATTACCATTCTAATTTTAATTATTAAAAATGTAACGGGAGCAGTTTATTGTTCCCGTTTTTTTGTCTATATTTTATATAGTAACACAAAAATTATGGCACTTAAAAAAAACGACTTTAGTTCATTGAAGAAAAAGTTTTCTTCGGACGCGAAATATAAACCACAAAGATTTTTTGATCTTGGTCCTGAATTTTTGGATGCAGTAGGATTACCTGGACCTGCTATTGGTCACCTTAACATGTTATTAGGTCACTCCGATACAGGTAAAACAACAGCACTTATTAAAACTGCTGTTGATGCTCAAAAGAAAGGTATTCTTCCTGTATTCATTATTACAGAACAAAAATGGTCTTTTGATCACTCAAAAATAATGGGGTTTGAATGTGATGAAGTGGTTGATGAAGAAACAGGTGAATTAACTTGGGACGGATTCTTCTTGTTTAATAATAACTTCAGTTATATTGAACAAATTACTGATTACATTAACGATCTATTGGACGCACAAGAAAAAGGTGAATTAGACTATTCACTTTGTATTATGTGGGATTCAGTTGGATCAGTTCCTTGTAAAATGACTTACGAGGGTAAAGGAGGTAAACAACACAATGCAAGTGTTTTAGCCGACAAAATTGGTATGGGTATAAACCAACGTATTTCAGGATCTCGTAAGGCAGATTCTAAATACGAAAATACCTTAATCATTGTTAACCAACCTTGGGTAGAATTACCTGACAATCCATTTGGTCAACCTAAGATCAAGGCAAAAGGTGGTGAAGCAATTTGGTTAAACTCTTCTTTGGTATTCTTATTTGGTAATCAAAAAGGTGCGGGTACAACAAAGATCACTGCAACAAAAGATAAGAGAACTGTAAAGTTTGCTTCAAGAACAAAAGTGTCGGTTATGAAAAACCACATCAATGGTCTTGGTTTTGAAGACGGTCGAATCATTGTAACACCACACGGATTCTTGCCAGGTAAAGATACCACCGAAGAAAAATCATCAATAGAAAAGTATAAGAAAGAATACGCCGATTATTGGAAAGACATTATCGGAGTTGACGGAGACTTTGATTTAAAAACAGAAAAAGAAGAAAACGAATAATATGAACAATTGGAATATAATTAGAACAATACCTGAATGGGATTATTCAAGTGTTGATGCAAGATGTCTTACTCATGACGGAGATATAATAGATTTGGGATGTTTAGATTGGGACTGGTCAAATTTTTTTATTGGAAAAAAAAGAGTAATTGGTGCTGATCCCTACGAAAATGAAAAAGATGGAACAGAACTATTCAAAGGAATCGTATGGAATTTTGAAGGAAAAATGAAAATACAAAATAATGGTGTTGGGACAACTATTTTTACAGAAGGTGAAGATGAATTTGATGTTATCACATGGAAAACGTTTTGCGATAGATTCAAAATCAGTAAAATATCTGTTTTAAAACTTAATATTGAAGGTGCAGAGTACGACCTTTTAAGAAGTTTTACGGATGAAGATTTTGATAATATAGATCAAATAGTTGTTAGTTTTCATCATAGAATTAACCCTGAATGGCAAAAAGATACCAATGAGTGTATAGAACTTTTAAACAAAAAAAACTTTAGCATTCAAAAGATTAACCATAATTGGGATTGGTTTTTAGCAGTAAAAAATATTTAGAAATCACTTAAAAAACAAAAAGTGACCAAAACATTATTAGTAGACGGAAATAATTTATTAAAAATTGGTTTCCATGGTGTTAGAGAATTCTACCACAATGGAAAACATGTTGGAGGTGTTTGGCACTTCTTAAATACTCTTCGTAAATTTTTGGAAGAACACAACTATGGTAAAGTTGTCGTATTTTGGGATTCTAAAACTTCATCTTCACAAAGAAGATTGATATACCCAAAATATAAATTAAATCGAAGACCTTCCGAATCAGAGCAAAAAGAAGAATCTTTTTTAGAACAAAAACAAAGAGTTAGACAATACCTCGAGGAGATGTTTGTAAGACAACTGGAGACAGAACACGCAGAAGCTGATGACTTAATTGCATATTACTGTCAAGTGTCATTAGATGAGACAAAAACTATATTCTCGAGTGATAGAGATTTAACTCAATTAATTTCTGAAAAAGTTTCAATTTACTCACCATCAACAAAACAATATTATAAGTTCGGAGATAAAATAAAATTACATGATATTGAAATTCCACACTTTAATGTTAAGACAGTAAAGATTCTCACTGGAGACAGTTCAGATAACATTGATGGTATCTTTTATCTTGGTGAGAAAACTTTGATCAAATTGTTTCCTGAGTTACTTGAAGAATTAGTACAAATACCATATATTTTGGATAAGAGTTCTAATTTACTTAAAGAAGAAAAGGGGAACGTAGCTCTTCAGAACCTGTTAAGTGGTAAAACAAAAGAAGGTATTTTTGGGGATGAATTTTATGTCATCAATCAAAAACTTGTAGACTTAGATGAACCCCTTTTAAGTGATGAAGAAAAAGAATTAGTTAGATTATATTACTCAGAGTCGATGGATCCCGACGGAAGAGGACATAGAAATCTAATTAGAATGATGATGGAAGATGGTTTTTTTAAATACTTACCTAAGGGTGACGACGCTTGGGTAAGTTTTTTGAAACCATTTTTGAAGTTAACAAGAAAAGAAAAAACAAATTTTAGAAACAAAAAAAATTAAAAAAAACAAATGAAAGAACAGGATATTACCAAAGTTGAATTTTTGTTAATGTGTAACGATAACATTGTGGTTCAGAGATTCTTTAATGTTAGAAACTTTAATAAAAATGCTCATAAATCTGAGGATTTTTATTATCACATTGAGAGTATTTGCAATGAGCTAAAATACGATCTTAAGATGAGATCAGTAACCTACATGTTGGATAACCAATATGAAATTTCAGAAAATCCAGATGTACTAAACACATCAATTACCGATGGTCCGGAAAATTTTAATCTAATTATTAAGCTTGGAGATATGACAATTTGTCAGCGTGAGTTTGACGCGAAAGTATACCCCCCAAAGGTAAGATATACCGTAGACCTACGCCCAAAGTTAAAAAGCATCCTTTCCTCACTTACTGACATTTTTTCAGGTAAAAATTTTAATTATTTTTATCCTGAATTTATCAAAAACTAATACTATTTATTTTTACTAAAGGAGAGAAAACTATATGGCGACAGGTAAAAATTTTGAGTATTTAGGTAATACGTTTCAGTTACAATTACTTAATCAAATCATTGTGGATAAAGACTTTTCACATTCAATTATCGATGTGATCGAGAATAATTATTTTGAGAACAAGTACTTCAAAATCATCATTCAAATGATTAGAGAGTATTACACGAAATATGACCACACACCGTCGTTTGATACGTTAGAACAAATCACAAAATCTGAATTACAACAAGAAATTGCATCCAAGATTGTTATGGATACAATCAAGAAAATTAAAGATGCACCTATCGATGGCGTAGCTTTTGTACAAGAAAAAGCGTTGAAGTTCTGTAAACAACAAGAACTACAAAAGGTAATGGGTAAGGCTCAAAAGATCATTGATGGTGGTGAGTTTGAGAGTTACGACACACTTGAAGAAATGGTTAAAACGGCTCTTCAGGTTGGTGCAAAAGACACTACTATGTTAGATGTGTTTTCCAACCTTGATCAAGTTCTTGAGGATGATTACAGACACCCAATCCCAATGGGAATACCTGGAATCGATAGATTATTAAAAGGAGGTTTGGCAAAAGGGGAAATTGGTGTTATCTTAGCACCTACAGGTGTCGGTAAGTCAACTATATTAACCAAAATGGCTAATCACGCTTTTAACTTAGGATTTAATGTACTTCAGATCTTTTTTGAGGACAACCCAAAGGTTATCCAAAGAAAGCATTTCACATTATGGACGAAAGTTCATCCTGACGATTTGTCAGAGAAAAAAGATGAGGTTATGAAGAGAGTTAGGGAAATTGAGGAATCAATGCCAAATAAATTGATAATGAAAAAGTTACCATCTGATACTATGACGATGTTACAAATTAAAAATCAAATTAGAAAAATGGTATCTGATGGGATCAAAGTAGATATGATTGTTTTAGATTATATCGATTGTATTGTTCCTGACAAAAATTTAGGTGATGAATGGAAGAGTGAAGGGTCAGTGATGAGAGCATTTGAAGCAATGTGTCACGAAATGAATATTGTGGGTTGGACAGCAACTCAAGGTAACAGATCTTCAATATCTTCCGAAGTTGTTACAACAGATCAAATGGGTGGATCAATTAAAAAGGCTCAAGTTGGTCACGTTATTATATCAGTTGCAAAGACATTACAACAAAAAGAAATGAAACTAGCAACAATTGCAATCACAAAATCACGTATTGGTGATGATGGTGTTGTATTTGAAAACTGTAAGTTTGATAACGCAATGATTGATATAGATACTGAAAGCTCAATGACGTTCTTAGGTCTTGAAGAACAAAAAGAAGAAAGACAAAGACAAAGAGTTAAGGAACTCTTAGAAAAGAGAAAACAAAGAGAAACACAATCAAATTAACAAAATAAGTAAATTTATAAAAATGGAAAAAATACTAGTAGAAAATCCTGGTCGGTTTGTCATCTTCCCTATCGAACACAATGATATATGGGAATTTTACAAACAACACCAAGCAGCGTTTTGGACGGCAGAAGAGGTGGATTTAACTAATGACATCAGAGATTGGGAAAATTTAACAGACAATGAAAAATACTTTATCAAAAACGTATTGTCATTTTTCGCGGCTTCTGACGGTATTGTAAACGAAAACTTGGCGGAAAATTTTTACCGAGAAGTGCAATATCCCGAAGCTAAATTCTTTTACGGATTCCAATTGGCGATGGAGAACATTCACTCATTAATGTATTCGTTGTTGATCGATACGTACATTAATAACCCAAAGGAGAAAGATGAATGTTTCAATGCAATTGATAGACTACCCGCGGTTCAGAAGAAAGCCAAATGGGCTTTGGAATGGATTGAAAAGGCATCTTTTGCAGAAAGATTAGTTGCGTTTGCTGCTGTCGAAGGTATCTTTTTCTCAGGTTCATTCTGTTCTATTTTTTGGATGAAATCAAGAGGGATTATGCAAGGTTTGTGTAACGCTAACTCATTAATCTTTAAAGATGAAAATTTACATTGTGATTTTGCAATTCACTTATTAAATAACCATTTAGAAAATAAACCTTCCGAAAAAAGAATTAAAGAGATTTTACTTTCGGCATTAGAAATTGAAAAGGAATTCATAACAGAATCACTTCCTGTTTCTTTAATTGGAATGAACTCAAACTTAATGAAACAATATCTTGAATTTGTAGTTGATGGATTACTCGTTAAGATGGGATGTAGTAAAGAATTCAACGTAGAACAACCGTTTAAGTTTATGGAGCAAATTGCTGTTGAAACTAAAGGTAACTTCTTTGAATCAAGAACTATGGAGTATCAGAAGGCAAAACTGAATGAAACCATAACATTTACAGACGACTTTTAATTTTTGGAATATGTCATTAAAAATAAATAAAAGAGGAGGAGACAGTGTATCATTTAATCCTCAAAAAATTTACAACAGAGTTAAGAGAGCATCAAAAGGCTTGAATGTTAACTCTGATGAAATTTTCATTAAAGTAATTACTTCTGTACCAACGGAAGGTGAGGTAACTACAAAAGAACTTGATAAATTAGTTTATGAGATTGCAGCTTCATACACAGGTAGTCACCATGATTACTCAAGATTGGCTGCGAGTGTTGCGATTTCTTCATACCACAAAGAAACTAATGAAAGTTTTTCACAAACAATGATGCAACTTTATGAAGATGGAATTATCAATGAAAAATTGATTGAAACTATTAAAGAATATGGTGAAGATACTATTGATGCGGCTATTAATCATGAAAATGATTATAACTTCGATTACTTTGCTTGGAGATCATTACAAGAAATGTATTTGTTGAAAAGACCAAATGGTAAAGTAGTTGAAAGACCACAACATATGTATATGAGAGTTGCTCTTTGGGTTACTACCAATATGTCTGACGCATTTGAGTACTACAAATCATTATCAAATCAGTTGATTTCAAAGGCAACACCAATAATGATTAATGCTGGAACAAAAGTTCCACAATTAGCATCATGTGTACTTCACTATAACAACTCCGACTCAAGAAAAGGTTTATTAGATACATTAACAGATATTTCAACTTTCTCCTCTGATGCTGCTGGTATTGGATTATCTATGTCTAACATTAGAAGTAAAGAAAGTAGAATCTCAAGTTCAGGTGGATATGCTGGAGGTCTTTTAAAATATTTAAAAATTGTTAATGAATCACTTAGATTCTTTAACCAACAAGGTCGTAGACCTGGTAGTGCCGCTATCTATCTTGAACCTTGGCACAAAGACATCTTTGATCTTTTAGACATCAAGAAGAACACAGGTGCGGAAGAATTGAGAGCTCGTGATTTGTTTACCGCACTTTGGATTCCTGATAACTTCATGAGAGCGGTTAGAAATAACACTAGTTGGTATTTGTTCTGTCCTAATGATATCACTAAGGCTGGTTTAAAACCTTTACAAGAATGTTTTGGTGATGAATATGAAGAGGTGTATGAAAAGGCAGTATCAATGGGGTTAGGTAAAAAAGTAAAAGCTCAGGACATTTGGAGTAAAGTTGTTGAATCTCAAATCGAAACAGGAGTTCCTTATTTATGTTCTAAAGATAATGCTAATAGAAAAACTAACCACCAAAATATTGGGGTCATTAAACAATCTAATTTGTGTAATGAAATATATCAATATACTGATGAAGAAACTACAGCGATTTGTACACTTTCATCGATGGTTTTAAAGAATTTTATTCAAGGGGGTAAATTTGATTTTGAACTTTTATTTAATGAGGTTAGAAAAGTTGTTAGATCACTTAATAAGGTAGTTGATATCAACAACTACTCAACTGAAAAAGGTAGAAAAGGTGGTTTGGAACAAAGAGCAATTGCAATTGGTACACAAGGTTTGGCTGATGTATTTTATTTAATGGATTATATCTTCACATCTAATGAAGCTAAGAAATTGAACAAGGACATTTTTGAAACAATCTATTATGCGGCAATCTATGAAAGTAATCAGTTGTGCATGAACGGTAAGTATAAACCTTATTCATTCTTCAACGGATCACCAATGTCTCAAGGAGTATTCCAATTTGATATGTGGGGATTAGACGAAACTCAACTTTCAGGAATGTGGGATTGGAACAAACTCAAGAATAGTGTTTCACAATATGGGGTTTGTAATTCATTATTCACGGCTCAAATGCCCGTGGCATCTTCAGCTAAAATTACAGGTTCATATGAAATGACAGAACCAGCACACTCTGCAATCTTTAATAGACGAGTTGTTGGTGGTGAAATCATGATAGTTAACAAATATCTAATCAACGACTTTGAAAAGATAGGTATTTGGTGTGAAGATTTAAAAAATGAAATCATTATAAATGAAGGATCAATTCAAAATATTAACTTTAATAACTATTTGGATTCTGAAGATAAAAACTACAATAAGAAAGTTAAACGAATTGAACATTTAATTCCTAAGTATAAAACTATTTGGGAGATCTCACAAAGAGAACTTATTGATATGGCTGCAGATAGAGCTCCATTTATTGATCAATCACAGTCAATGAACATCTATATGGCAAACCCAACCCTATCTAAGATTACATCATCACATTTCCACTCTTGGGAAAAAGGATTAAAAACTTTATGTTATTATGTAAGAACTAAGGCAATATCAACAGGAGCTAAACATTTGGCGTTAGATATGTCTAAACGTGAAAAACCTAAAGTAACTCCTGAACCACCAAAAGTTGACTATTCTCACCTAAACTTACCACCAAGACCTGAGAATTCTGATTTTGAATGTTTTGGATGTTCATCCTAAAATTAAGAATCACTACTTCGGTAGTGATTTTTTTTTTACTTAAAAATTCTATAACTTATATTTATATGTGATATGGCAAATGGTATTACATACGGTATAGGGTTTCCCTTCGTTGATTCGTTTACAGGTAGATATTTGGATGTTACTGAAACTACCGAAGCTGAAATTAGAGGTAATCTAGTTCACTTACTTTTAACAAGAAAAGGAAGTAGATATTTTTTACCTGATTTTGGGACAAGATTATATGAATATATATTCGAACCACTTGATGGTCCTACGTTTTCAGATATTGAGGCGGAGATAAGGGACACCATTAGAACATTTATGCCAAACTTACAAGTTACAAATATTGTTGTTGAACCAGCATCTGCAGGACTTGAAGATAAAGGTTATACGGTTAACCAATATGGTGAACGAGAATTTAAAGTTACAAACATTGCCAATTTAGAACACACGGCAAGAATCAAAATTGATTATAAAATCACTGATTCGGCATTTGAATCACAAGATTTTGTTATATTAAATATTTAATGATATATGGCTGAAAAAAAGATATCCTATACGGTCCGAGATTTTCAAGGAGTAAGATCTGAGTTAATAAATTTCACAAGAACTTACTATCCTGATTTAGTTCAGAACTTTAATGATGCTGGGATTTTTTCAGTTATGTTGGATCTTAACGCCGCGGTAACTGATAACTTGAATTATCAAATTGATAGAAGTATCCAAGAAACTGTATTACAATTTGCACAACAAAAGAATTCGGTTTATAATATTGCAAGAACTTATGGTCTTAAAGTACCTGGTCAAAGACCATCGGTTGCTTTAGTTGATTTCTCAATAACAGTTCCTGCTTTTGGTGATAGAGAAGACATAAGATATTGTGGAATCTTAAGAAGAGGATCTTTAGTTAATGGTGCTGGACAACCTTTTGAAACTGTCTATGACATTGATTTTGCATCACCAATTAATGCTGAAGGATCACCAAACAGATTAAAAATACCAAATTTTGATTCAAGTGGTAAATTGATAAATTACACCATTGTTAAAAGAGAAGTTGTTGTAAATGGAGTTACAAAAGTGTTCAAAAGAACAATTACCGCAAATGATGTAAAACCATATTTAGAGTTATTTCTCCCTGAAAAAAATATATTAGGAATTACAAGTGTGTTGTTGAAACCAGGAACACAATATTCAACAGTACCAAATCCGCAAGATTTTTTAAGTTTGGGGCCTGAAAGATGGTTTGAGGTTGATGCATTAGTTCAAGATAGAGTTTTTGTTGAAGACCCAACTAAAGTTTCAGATCAACCAGGTATTAAAGTTGGAAGATACATCACAACCTCTAATAAATTTATTTCTGAATACACACCACAAGGTTTCTGTAAAATGACTTTTGGTGGTGGTAACATTTCGGCCGAAGAACAACTAAGAGAATTCGCTAGAGATGGTAAAGGATTTGATTTAAGTAGATATACTAACAATTACGCTATGGGTGCGGCTTTAACACCAAATACAACACTATTCGTTCAATACAGAATTGGGGGTGGATTAGCTAGTAATGTAGGTCTAAATACAATCAATCAAATTGGTACAGTTTCATTCGCAGTTAATGGACCTTCTGATTCTGTAAATAGAAGTGTTATTAATAGTCTTCAGTGTAATAACGTAACTGCCGCAATTGGTGGTGCTAATTTACCAACAACAGAAGATGTTAGAAATATGGTTTCATTTAACTTCGCAGCTCAGAACAGAGCAGTAACTGTTAATGATTATAATTCATTAATAAGAACAATGCCGTCACAATATGGCGCACCAGCAAAAGTTGCAATCACTGAAGAAAATAATAAAATTAGAATCAAAATGTTGTCATACGACACTAATGGTAGTTTATCTAATGTTGTTTCAAATACTTTAAAACAAAACATCGCAAATTATTTATCTAACTTCAGAATGATCAATGATTATATTTCCGTTGAAGCGGCAGAAACAATTGATTTGGCTGTTACTGTTGATGTTGTATTAGATAATAGTCAAAACCAAGGTGCAATTATTTCAAAAACAATTGAAATTGTTAGTAACTTCTTTAATCCATTAGTTATACAGTTAGGTCAAAATGTAAACATATCTGAACTTAGAAGACTAATACAAGCAGAAAACGGTATAGTTAGTATTTCTGACATTTCATTCTTTAATCAAGTTGGAGGTCAATACTCTTCGGCACAAACATCTATGCCTTATTCGGATCCTGTAACAAGACAAATACAACCAACGGCAGATACTTTGTTTGCAACTCCAACACAAATCTATCAAATTCGATTCCCAAACAAAGATATTAATGTAAGAGTATTGAACTTGAAATCCGTTAATTTCTCATAGGGATTTATTTTTTTTCAAAAGGGACTATTTTTCTATGAAAATAGGAAATAAACTATTTATGAAAAAACGATTTTTTTAATGCCAAAATCATACAGAATAAGAACCGAAGTTGGTGTTGACAAGTACATCAATGTAAATTTAGAACAAGATTGGGAGTCTTTAGAAGTACTCTCACTGAAAATACTTGCAAATGATGTTTATACAAGAATGTGTGCTGATTACGGAGTTGTGGTTGGTAGAGTTTTTGTGAATAATGGTTTTGGTTTACCAAATGCAAGGGTTTCTGTTTTTATTCCCCTTGATGATGCGGATGAACTAAATCCTGTAATTTCAGAATTATACCCATACAAAACTATCACAGATACTAATGAAGAAGGTTATAGATATAACTTACTTCCCAAGTTACCATCATACAGAGGTCACCAATCTACAGGATCATTCCCAAATGTGTCTGATGTATTAATGGATGACTCATACATTGAAGTCTACGATAAGTATTATAGATTTACTGTTAAAACTAATGAGAGTGGTGACTTTATGATTTTTGGTGTTCCTGTTGGAAACCAAACTATTGTTATGGATGTTGATCTTTCCGATATTGGATGTTTTTCATTATCACCACAAGATTTAATTCAACAAGGATTAGCAACAGAGTCTCAAGTGAATGGATCTACATTCAAATCCTCAACAAATCTAAGAGAGTTACCACAAATTAAAAATTTAGTTTTTGACGTTGACGTATCTCCTTTTTGGGGAGATCCTGATTTATGTCAAGTTGCGATAACACGAGTTGATTTTGATTTGACAAAATTAGCAAACATTAATATACAACCGACCTCAATTTTCATGGGGTCAATTATATCTACAACAGATGATGATGCATTAAAAGTAAGTTGTAAACCAAAAAACAATACAGGAAATCTTTGTGAAATAGTTTCAGGACCTGGCGAAATTTTGGCAATTAGACACACAATCAATTCTGACGATCAAGGATTACCAATACTTGAACAATATCAAATAGAAGAGGAAGGAAAAGTTATCGATCAAGATGGAACATACCTATTGAATGTTCCTATGAATTTGGATTACGTTTTTACAAATGAATTTGGTCAACAAGTATTATCTGACGACCCATCAAAAGGTATCCCAACAAAAGGTAGATATAGATTTAAATTTAAATGGCAAAACGAACAAGGATTACAAGGGAGTTTTTTACGAGCCAATTTTTTAGTCCCTAATGTTAAAGAATATGGATGGACAAATTATACTGTAGATCCATTAACAAATAACACACCCTCAACATACCCTTATAATTTAGGTGTTGGTGTTGTCACAGGATCTACAGTTGTTTTTGGGACGGCACAAGGATTGGCAGACCCAACAACAACCAATGTCCAATCTTATATAATATACATAAATGGACAACCATATACAGGAACTCTAAACGCTATTGAAATAACACCAGGAGATCAACTTCAAATTGTTGCAAATCCTGTTGACCCCTCTCAACCACAAGTTATAACATTTAAACAATACCCACAAGCTCTATTTGATCTTTACAGATCATATGCCTTTAGTACCGATTGGGATGATTATGTTAACAAACAAGAAGCAATCAATTGTGAAGATACCTTTTACGAATTCCAATACAATAAAGTCTATACAACGGCAATGTTCCTTGATAGATATAAAAACGGAATTGGAAGGGCAAAACATTTAGGTATAAAAGAAATTGACAACAGAACTTGTAAATCAACTGTTAACACTTTTCCAGTAAATGATATAATAAGGAACTTTGATCCTATTTTTTTTGTTTTTAATGTACTTGTTAATATTTTGACATTCCCAATTTTGGTATTGTTATTTGTCGCCCACTTGATTGCGTTATTGTGGCCTGTATTGAAATACTTGTTATTATTCCTTGGACCATATATTGTATATCAGGGTGTTTCTGCGGGAATAGATTTAGTTTATTATATTACTAGTCTTGGTGATTTTGCACCATTAGGAGGACCGGTAATTTCAATTGGTACTATTTTACAAATTATTGCTCAAGGGCTCAAAGTTATAATTCAAGTCGCAGCTGGTTTGGCGTTTACATATTTTTATACAAAATTCTTTCTTGATAATACCCAAAATGGTAAGATAGACAATTTCCCAAGAATTGGTCTACCTATGATTGCATATCCTGACTGTACAAGTTGTGATTGTGATTGTGGAACAGCAACTTTGGATGATGACTTTGATGCAAATACTTTAGCACAAGAACAACAGGAAATTCAAAATAGTTTACAAGACCCCTCAAGCGGACTTGGGTTTGATGTAGTATTGACTCAAACAAATAGTGTAATTGCGCCTGTTAATTCTCCTGGATCATACGATGTTTCCCATCCTAATTTTGAAAACGATGATAATGGAGACGACCCATTCCAATGTGGAAGTACGGGCGGATTCAAAAGTTTTGAGTCATTATTAGGACAAAACGATATTAGCACTGCGGTTGCTGTAAAGGCGGCCTTGGATTTCAAAAGAATAATTTCAGGTTATGATGTATTATCATCAACCGACCCAAATAAATTATATAGTAACGAACAATATTTGTTACATGCTCCTCAACCGTTTTTATGGTCTGCAAACAAACAAGGGGCTGGTATTGCAGATGAAAGGTATTTTGCTTACCCAACAACGGCAACTTTTCCACAACAATTAAATCAATTCAATACAAGAGATAAATATTTTTCAGGTGTTAACCAAATCAAAACAACTGTAAACCCAATTTCAGGTTCAACACCATTTTTTGATCAAGTTGTTGTTGTTTTGATGAATTCAGGAACCGCAGCGTCAATTACACCTGGTGGTATTTGTTCTTTCCAAGATCCAAACTATATGGATTCAGGTTCTCAGTTTAGAATGAGAAACCTTACGGGTGCAACACTGAATCAATTTGGTAACAATGCAATTACAGGTTTAACAACCACAGGTGTTACAACATATACTGTGAATTATGCAGACCCATCTAACTCAAATGGAACATCAAGTTTACCGGCAATAATTTATATTGATCAACCACAAGTTAGTCAAGTTGCGGGAACTATAACACAAGAACAAAGTTTTTTACAATATCCGACAGATATAGAATATTTCCAATTGTTAACTGGTTTAACTGTAACAGACTTTGTAAACACTTCTTTAGGAACATCAGGATATTACAAAAGTGCTTATTTAGAACACAATGTACAATTTAATTATCCAATATGTAATGGAAATAATGTGCCTATTTGTCCTTCTTTTGGTCCATACACAATCCAAGACGTTTTATACACTATGCCGAATTGGCAAAATTTTGAAGTTTGTATTTTTGTTCGAGGTGTTGACCCTCACACCGCACCTCAAACAATTTCTTACGACGTGTCTAAAATATTTGGTCATACTTCGTTCAATGGAAGTGTAGTGATCAGTGGTAGTTATTATTTGAATGTACCAATACAAAGTTCTACGGTATCTCAAAAACCTCAAACACACAATACAACAAATAACAATAATGTTAAATTGTATTTTCCATCTTATAATTTTACAATTACACCACCAAGTATCAACCCAAACAACTATAGCGGTTTTACATCAAATTTACCTTATTTTTATTTAAGTACTGATGACACACCATCATATACACCAACACCTGGATGGTTAAATGTATCAACACAAACACAAGGTTCTCCTTTTGTTTATGTTGACTCGAGTTCACAATATACTTTACCAAGAAACCAAGCAAATCCAACGACATATGTTGGGGGTGGTGCGTTTTTAGGATGGGTTGGTAACAATCCGTTTTCATCAAACATGTTGACTGATACCGCAATATCTGACGATAATCAAAAGAAACAATATTATAACACTAATGCGGGATATTTTCAACAACAATCTTCATGTGGAGGAAATGGTAATCTAAGTTCTTTATATTCTCCGGCATATTATAATCAATCTTTTTCACCTATAAATTTTGGAAATTCACTTCTTATAATCATGAGAAGTGATAGGTTACCAACCTCAACAAGAGTTGAAAATGGAGCAAGTCCTACAACAGGATATGCTTTACATCAGAACAACAATTTTGCGGTTTATACTGTTAGTGGTGAATTAGAACCACCAACAATAACTGCAGGTGCTGACTTACCATCAGGTGATAGTTTTGATGAAACTGGACCAACTTCAGCTTTGACCTCTACTTTAACATGTGAAGGTATGGTTCCTTTAGAGTGTTATAGCGGTTCAGGAAATAATGTTGGTGTAATACCTGCAGGACAATGTTCTATACCTGAAAACAGGATGATAAATGGATGTTACTGTCTTCTTAATAAAAAATATGTCAAAGAGTATGGTTCAGATGTGAGATTATTTTTAGAATGGAAAGTTAGATTTACCATGAACTTTGCTGCGTGTAGAGGAGTTTTTGCTCAAGTATTCCAAAACAATTGGATCAACGGAGTTCTTTATATGTTTAATTTTAACAAAAGACAAACATTCGGTGTTAATCCATTGATACCAAATTATGATTATTGTACTGATGTTATTGTATTTGACGACATTAATAATAGTTTTTTCTACAGATCATCTCCTTGGAATAAAACCATCCAACAATTTATTGGTAAGAATAAACCACAAATTAATCCATTAATACCACAAAGATTGGCAACATTCCCAGGTTTTGGGTATAATGATAGACAAATCCAATTTCCAACTACACTTACAGATTTAGGACCAAGAGACTTTTTTATAAATGAGATCTGTTGTGGGGCTGGTGAAAACGGGTTTGGATCCTATTATGCTGACCAATTAAAATCTACCTCATATCAAGATAACTCAGACATTATACAACTTGGGTTTTTATCAAGAATATTGAATGAAGGTGTAAGACAAAGAATATTACCAATAGGACAAGGTCAAAATAATACTGAGGGTAAAGGAATTGAACAATTCTTCAATAGCACAAGGGGAGGATACAGAATAGACGGAGATTGGGCACAAATGTTATCAATCAACTCGGAATGGAAGGTTTTACCATTTATAAGTGAAAACCTTACAGGACCAAATGCTAATGATTTTATTTTCTTTGGTGATAATTATTATCCTGCAACCCCTCCATCAGGGGCAAATGATATAAAACCTATTATGGGACTATTTTTCCAAACCCCTCTTGAAAATTTAAGATATAGAAAAATTGAATCACCAGGTATTGAAACGTATAACTTCAACCCATTAATTCAAAATTACTTTGGATATGGTAAATCACAAGTGGTTCCACATTACAAGTGGAGTTTAAAACAAAGTAACCCAAGTCAAAACATATTTGGAACTGAAGACAATAATTGGTATACAAATGTTGTTGGACAAGGTTTCTTTAAGAAAAAATACCAAGATCTAGATTTTACAACTTTGGGTGAAAAGTATATTACAAGTACTACTAATTTAGGTTACATTTCAAACTATACATTAGCTGGTGTACCTGAACCACTTATACCGCCATCAGTTGTCAATCAGGGACAACCTATTGGTAGCGCTAATCAAGCAGTAGTTGTCGGAGCACCTTACCATTTCTACTTTGGTTTGAACAATGGTAAAACTGCTTTGAATAGATTCTATAAACTTTATGTAGCAACAACAGAAGAATGATGACAGTAGATCCATCAACAAGAATAATAGAATCAACGCAGAGATATAAATCGGCACCAAAAGTTGATCAATTTATAAATGTACCGTTCGCTCAAACTTCAAAAGACTTAATCGAATATGATAGAAGTGTTGATTTGAGTTTGGCAACTGTTTTTGATGAAGAAAGACAAGCGTCCACAATATTCAGACCTGTTACCAAATTTACGGTTTTATTTGAAAACGCTTATACTGGGTCAACAAAATATGTTCCATATAGAGATAATCTATATTATACAAATGAACTAAATAACGCTATTCTATATTACCCATCAGGAAATTTTGGACCAAACCCATCAACAGTCCAAACAGTTCAGTGGACAGGATTTCCACAATATTATGAATTCGATTTTATACGAACAGATAATGATGTAATTGGTTATACTCAACCACCAAATAATCATTTAGATTTTAAAAACGTAAGTGCAACAACTTACAATTGGAGTCACTATTTAAGTTATGCTTTTATAAATGATTATAATAAAAATTTATTTGCCGTTGAACCTAATTCTCAAATTAATTGGTCTTGGGTTGCTTCAGATGGTTTACCATACTATATAATGGTGGGTAACGATTTGAATGGGTTGAATATTACATTTAAGTGTCCTGTAGAACATGGTTTACAAGTAGGAGAGTTTGTTTTATTATCAACAAACTATAACGGAACTGAAATGTTTCAGGTATCAAGTTTGGGGGACACTGGAGATGGATCGGACGCATTTATTTTCAACATTAAAAATATTGGTTATACAGGAACAACATTCCAAACAAATTCACAAGGGACTTTCAAAAGAGTTATAAATGCCGCAAATTCGGGAGATACTGTTAGTGAATATTATATAAGAAAACACAGAATATTAACAAATCAAGAATGTTCTGTCTTAGTAAATGCAGGGTTTGAAAGAAATATTTATGGAGATAAAAGAAAATGTGAAATAAAAGTTTTAACACCAAATAACAAAGCTAGAGTGTCAACAAAAGAAGGTAATAGATCGTATACCCTTTCATTTAATTGTGATGTTGATATACAACCATTGAGAGATAACCAAGGAAGACCCTTAAGTGAATTATTTTTTACGTCAATTTGGAGAGGTTATTTTGGATGGACTAAAGATCTAAAACAAGGGTGGTACTTTAACACCTTCTTAGAGAATAAAAAACCTCAATCATGGTGGGATGACAATAATGTTAACTCAAATGTTATTGTTAATCAAAATAGTTATGTTTCATTGTTAGGATCAGGACCTTTCTTTTATAATGATTTTTTACAGTCTGGTGACACTATAGATGGTGATTATTGTGAGTGGAATAATTACGAACAATTAGAAAGAGTTATTTCTTTGTATCAACATAAAATAAAATATAACCCATTATGGTTCACACTTTATAATGATTTCTTACCCACAAATCAGCCAGGTTATTTTTATCAACCACACAGTGCAATACAAATTGCGGCATTTTCAGATTACATTGAAGAGGGTGATTCATCAAATGTTGTTGGTATTCCTGATTATGCTTATTACTCAACTATGGCGGCATTATTTAGATGGAGAGATAAATATCCTTATGGTTTTATTGATACTGACGGTATTGGTGTTGATTATCCGTTCTTAAATAATGCTCATTATCCTTATAAAAATACAATTTTTAGAATTACTCCTGAATTATATAATATACCAAATGATTATGCAATTTCAGGTTCGGTTCCATTGAACATAACAACAATAGCAGAACCAACTACAGATGAATGCGAATAGAATAAAAATTTTAAAAACCGAACTTGAACAATTTGTTAATATACCAATTAACATGCAATGGGATTTTATGGGTAAAGATGATGCGATTGATGAATACGAAGTGAGTGTACTTGATCAAGTTATAGGACCTGCGGCGGATTTTGAAATTGCAAGGTTTCCACATAATATATTTCAGAATCAAGATACAGCAATTAATTATGAATTTTATTTTTATGATGATTCACAACCAATAACAGCAAACACTGTTGGTAACTGGAATATTTCATATTTAAATAACGGATTCACCGCGGAAGAAATTTACTACTATTCAAAACCGTTTACTAAATCGTTTTTTAAGTTGGATTTTTATGATACTGCAGATGAAAGAGATCAACAAATCTATCTATCTGTAATTTTACCTGTTCAACAAGGATTAACACAAACAGTTGTTATATCTCCTTTAGTCCCACCAGTTGAAATTAAAAAACCAAAAATGGTTTTAGATTATTTAGGTGATAAAGAAGGATTTTTTATTTATTGGTTAAGAAGTAGAGATTTTATAGATGTCGATACTTTTTATGTGACTGCAAAATTTTTTGATGCTAGGTTAGGTTTTTTTAAACAAATGACCAATACAAGACAAGATTTAATAACACCAACCAAATTTACTTTTAATAATGCAGACTATTTCTATTATAGATATAGTTTGAATTACGCAACTAAAACTTACGAGGTATTCTCCACTTCAACAAACTTAAGAGTTGGGGACGGATTATCACCGATAAAATGGTATGAATATGTTAATCCATAATGGAATTACAACAATATAATTTCATAATTTCTCCTGAAAACATCAAGAGTGATTTAGTATTTGTTCCTTATACAGGGGAGACAGATATAACGACAATCATAGACCCTTGTTGTTTAACAGCATTTACATTTAGTGCAGTAACAACAGGGACAACAGGTGTTTATTTACCAATGGAATATGTGTTATCAGGAAATACAGGTGGTACATCATTTTTAACGGGATTAACGGTTAATTTAATGTTTACAGAATCTACTGTGGACATTGGGTATTACACGCCAACGGACGGTTTAATTTTACAACTTGACGTTTTAAATAATTTTATTGTAACAGCAAATACAATAAATCCTTACACTTTCACATTTTATAATACTTCAGATTTAGAGTTAATAAAATTCTTACAATTAGTTACTTATACTTTAGATTGGGGTGATGGATCAGCACCACAAGCAGTCTTAGGTATTTCACCAATAACACATACATATCCTGTTAGTCAAACATCTTATACAATAACACTTACGGCAAACTCACCATGGGGTATTTCAAAAGTTCAAAAAGATATTATTGTACCTTACACAAATGCAACAATACCAAATCCAAACGGATCAATAACGTTTTATCCTGCGGGAGGTAGTTGGTCGGCAACACCTATAAGTTATGATTATATTTTTACAGGTGACTCAAACACAAACATAATTGATTATTATTCCTACAATTATACATCAGTTCCATTTCCAATAACAGGTTTAACCTTATCTTCTGTTAACGACTTAGCACAATTTGGACCTAAAACAAATTTATATGATGGTAAATTTAAATTAGGAGTTCAGGTTACAGGAACAACAGGGGCTATTGGAACATTTTGGGGACCTGATCCGAGTAATTCTTATACAGCATATACCATAAATGGTATGACTTATTTGGACTACGAAGATTATACCATTTATGTTACAGATTCTTATGGTTTAGTTCCTGGTGATATTGTTTTAACGGCATTAACAAAAAATGAGGCTTTATTAAATGTTATAGATCAACCTGAAATCATTACTAATGTTTTTGTTGAGAGAGGTAAATACACACCATTGGAAAATATACAAAGAATTGGGGAAGTTGATAATGTAGGAGACTTAGAAAAATACGGATACAAATATTTCAACATTGAAAAAGTATCAACATAACTATTTATAAAAAAAAAGAAAAAACAAATGGCTACAGGTAATTACGGAACTATTAGACCAGCGGATGTCAGTCCTGAAGACGTGGAAATCGTTATGGTTTATACACCATCAAGAGATGACACACAAAACTTCATTTTAACAACATTAAATGCTCAAGATGTCTTAAGACCATACTTCAATAATAATGCAACAGGAGGAAATACTGTTGAAGTTTTAGGTGGGTTGTATAGTTTAAAACTACCTGCCGATCAGTTCACAAGTTTGGGAATTTATACTTTAATGATTAGACCCGCACAAATTAGAACGACTATCACAGATTGTGGTGTTTTATCTGCTCTACCAAATGTTAAAGGAATAGTAATTGATTTGAATAATGTACCAACAGAATATAGAAATAAATTTGTTAATCAAGGACTTGTAGGATTTAGAGTGGAATATTTGAATCCCGATGGAACAAAAATTCCTAACTTCTTTAGAATAATAACATCTTCATTCTACTGTGAACCAGTCATTCAAAACTTAACTAACACAATTCAAAAATCTATTAGATATAGATATGTTGAAGGTGCAACAAATCTTTTATTTTGTACACTTTCACCATCTTCATCACCAACAAACAAACCAAGTGCAACTCCGTATATCGGACAACCTAACCAAAGTATTATAATAAGTAATACTTACTTCAATCCAATATCAACAGAGATTGAAATAGTAGATCAAGATATTTCAACTTTAGCGATAGCACTTTACGGTAACCAAACTAAATCTATTGAGGACGGTATTTACACTATTTACGACGCTGACAATAACATCTACCAACAATACAACTTGTATGAAATTAAAGATCAGTTTAATACTCTTCTTTATGAAGTTAGACAAAATCGTAATGAAAATATCGATTTCTCTAAAGCTTTTAATAATATTGTTGCTTAATGGCCACACAGAAGTTTACTTGTCCACCTCAAAGTAGTGCCGCCAATGAATTCTCAAATAATTTGGTTGGAGTTCAGTTAGTCACTGGAGGAGGGTTAACGCAAGCAAATTTTAACTTCACAACAAACATATCCGAAAAACAGAATAGAACGTTTAATATTGGTACGTTTTCAGATCCAATAAATCTTGAGAGTATAAATATTGATAATAATATTGAAGCCGCTGAGATTTTAGCTAACAACTATAGAGTTTACCCAAATTATGATTTATCTCAAGTAACAAACTTTACCCAATATGGTTCTTTAGTAAAAAGATTTTCAGTTTCAATAACTAAGATAATCAACTTTTATCCTGCAGGATTAGAGGTTTCACCAAATACAAATAAGTTTATAACTCAAGAAACGGCATTTAATATAACTTACGATGCGGTAGAGGACGACACAACTTTCGAAGTTTCAGTATCATCTATTAGAAATCCATTTGACATAGATTACACCGTTAATGCTGAAACTAATATGTTGTTTAATGAGATGGAAGTTTCACCTCTGAGGAATATGAAATTGGAGTATAAAAAATACGCCTTAGTTGTCAACGGCAATGAATATCCTGTAAATTATTTGTACCCTACGACAAGTAATTCATCTACATTAAAATTAATTGTTGATGGAAACCCATTCAACGGGAATTCAATATCTTACGATTATATTGTTATAAGACCAAATAACTATGAAGTTAATAAAGTATTTAATCTGAAGTTTGATCCTGTTGAGAATTTTTTATTAAATAGAAATATTAATCCTCCATATACCGCAACTTTTACAGTACCAAGAGAACAAGAAGATGGAACATTTAAGATAACAACAGAACTTGCCACATTCCCAAAATCAGGACTTTGGAACTTAGATATTGAATCACAAACATTTGATAACTACCTAACACAAATTAACGATTTTGCAATAAATCTTGATTCATATAACACGAATTTAGTTTCAAGATTTTTAACGACAGGTGCTCTGAAAGAGTTTGATACACCTGATCATAAATTTGAAAAACTTTTACAGATTTATGGTAGAAGTTTTGACGAAACTAAAGCATTCATTTCGGCGTTAGGTAATATTAATAGTGTTCACTATACTGTTAAAAATGATATACCGTCACAACTTTTGAAAAATTTGGCACAAACATTAGGTTGGGTAACAAACTTTTCACCTATATCGAATGAAGAATTGTTACAGGCAGTTTTTACAACACAACCAAATACTTTTCCTGGTTTACAAATAGGACCAACGCCTGAGGAAATTAATTATCAATTTTACAGAAACTTAATTATAAATTCTGCGTGGTTATTTAAATCAAAAGGAACAAGAAAATCTATTGAGTGTCTCTTGAGGATGGTTGGAGCTCCTGAGGCTTTAATTGATTTTAACGAACACATTTATGTTGCTGATCAAAGAATTAACATGAGTGAGTTTAATAAACAGTACTTACAATTATCGGGAGGAACTTTCCTACAAGAATATCCTGTATTAGAAACTAACAACACATACTCAATACAAGGTATTCAGTACACTGGTTTTACAACAACATTTGCAAATGCAACAGTTTTAACTACAAGAGAAGATTATCCTGTTGATGAATTTGGATGTCCTAAAATGCCAACACCAACGGAGGAATACTTTTTTCAAATTGGAGGAGGATGGTTCGAATCAACACCTCAACACAGGATGCCAGAATTTGTAATCCCAACAAATCAAGTATTCATAGGCGATAATCCTAATTTCCAAACTCAACTTTTACCTTTCAACTATGGAGAGGAATATCTACAACTGTACAGACATTTCCCATATATGAATTTGGGGTATAAGATTAGAAAAGTCCAAGATAATAAGAAAAGTTGGAGTGATACCTCACCAACACAACGAGTAAGTTCAGATGGTGGATTTAATGCTTATTATGAAGTCGGTGAAGAATGTTTAACATTGAATGTAAAAAATGTTGACATTATGATGAATCCCGCACAAGGTTTGGTTTATGATGTTTGGACAATGTCTAGACAATATAATTACCCAATACCTGAACAAGGTTTATTCTACACTCCTGACACACCTTGTAGTGTACCAAATCCTTACCCAAGATATGGTGGAATAGATTGGACAACAATTATCCCAAAACCAAAACAAAAAACTTTCTTTGAATTTGCTCAAACATTTTGGAGAAATATGGTTAACACTAGAAACCGACAATTTATTACCGATGGTAAAACTGGAGGTTACCCAACACTACAATCAATATATTGGAAATACTTAGAATCTCAGACACAAGCAGGAATACCAAATGATAATTTTACATACCAAACTATGATAGATTATATTAATGGTATGGGTGACTATTGGATTAGAATGGTTGAACAAATGGTCCCTGCAACTACAATATGGAACACAGGAGTTAGATTAGAAAATTCAATATTTCATAGACAAAAATTTGTATGGAGAAGACAAGAAGGCTGTAAAATCGTTCCTGTTCCTTGTAAACCTTGTTCTTTGGCAACACAATTATTTGTATACGATTGCCCTGTACAACAAGTGGTTTGTGGACTTTATCCTTGGAATAGTGACCCTACAATAACATCTATGGGTGCAGTCTTGAATGATACTTTAGATACTTTTTATAGCCAAAATTCATTAAACCCAACCGATTGTTTACAGAATTCAATTGTAACAACTTGGAATGTAGATTTGAGGGTAAATGGATTTGTATTGGTAATATCACCTTTCTACACAGGTATTGGACCATTCAATATCCCAACTAATTCAGAATGGGTTGACGCTTTGAGTAGTACATTAAATAATTTACTAACCTCAGGGTATAGTTATAATATTGATGAGGATAACGAACAAATAACAGTCTTTAACAATAATTGTCAACCTAATTTTGATGACTTTCAAATAAACATAGGACTTGAGTTCGAAATATATTGTAACGAATAATGAGTATTTTAATTTATAATTATAGTGTAACGGGGGATTGTAGTAATACAGGTAGCGGTGCGGTTTCGTTTGATATAACTGGAAGTACACCAACAGTATCTCCTTTTAGTATTTCAGATGCAACAGGTCAAGGATTATTACCACTTTCTGCAGCAACAAATACATACTCAGTAACTGGCCTTACAGGAGGCACATATTATGCTCAACTTACAGATTCTAGTACAGAAAAAGAAGTTTTAAACATTTATATTTCAACAGGCACTACAGCAACTATTGATTCGTCCAATACCACTTGTGGACAGAATAATGGAACCATAACAGGTTTCACGTCTGGCGTCTATGGACTTGTTTCTTTTAATTTATATGATATAAGTAATAATTTAATTTCAGGTGTAACAACATCTAATTCTTATTATGAATTCACATCTCTTTCGGCCGGTACATATTACATTGTTGCAAACGATGGTGGTGGATGTACAGGAATAACCGCATCTGTAATATTAAATCCTTCATCAGGTTTAACATATGGTGCATATGTTGTTGATGATGCTAGTTGTTTAGGTTCAGGTAGTGGTAAAATTTTCTTAACAGGGTTAACACCACCATTGTCGGCATACACAATAACTTGGAGTCCTAACGCTTTAGGGCAAACAGGATCAACAATAACAGGACTAACATCTGGATCTTATGTTGCTACTGTTACTAATTCAGTAGGATGTACGTTAAGTCAGTCATTTACTGTAAACACTATTCCGCCATTAACATCAGGTGGTTTTATTGTGGTATCACAACCTTCTTGTTTTGCCAATGATGGTGAAGTGGAGTTTATTGTTGTTGGTGGTACTGCACCATATTTTTTTAGTGGATCATCAGGTCAAGTTGAAATAACATTTGATACTTCCGTAACTTTTACGGGACTATCTTCAGGATTATACTCATTTTTTGTGACAGATTCAGGTTTATGTACAATTTATGATTCTGTAAGTTTAATAACACCAAACTCTTTTAGTACTGTTGCAGTAACAACAACTAACTCAACTTGTTCTGTAAATGATGGTAGTATTAATGTTTTAGTTGATGGAGGACTTAGTACTGCAACCAACTTACAAATTTCGGTATCTGGAACAACAGGTATAAGTCAAATAGGATTGTTTGGTAGTTCTAATGAAACATTTAATGGTCTCGGAAGTGGAACATATATAGTAACAGTTGTATCTGCAGGTTGTACCTATACCGCATCAACAGTAATAAATTCTGTTAGTTTATATAGTGCAACTACTGAAGTAACCGGAACTACATGTGGATTGAATAATGGGATTCTTGTTGTAAGTGCGTCAACAGGAGGAACTTTCCCATACACATATTCATTAACAGGACCAAGTTACAACCCAAACACTACTACAAGCCAGTTCAACACGTTTACTAATTTAGCTAACGGAAATTACGTGTTAACAATACAAGATACCTCATCACCACCTTGTATACAAACATATGCGGTTAATATACCATATAGTCAAAGTGTAAACTTTAATCTATATCCAAACCAACCTGTAAATGGTAATGACGGATCTATAACTGCGTTTATCACAAGTGGTGAACCACCTTTCACTTTAACTTGGAGTGGAGGAACTATAGGACTTCAAACAGGAAGTACTGTTACAGGTCTTACTTCAGGTCCTTACAGTCTAACTGTAACTGATGCTAGTGGTTGTACACTAACAAAATACGCAACATTAACAGGTACTAAAAAATACACTAATTATTTATACTATAATGTTTGTGATAATACATTTACAGATAGTGGGTTAGTAACTAAAAGAACTATACGAGCAATGTATTTAGAAGGGTTCAATGACTTAACTAGTGGTGATACAAACTGTATTATAAATTCTGCAACTTTTACGATTGGTGCTGAAGTTGGTGGACAATCAGCAGAAACTATATTTTATACATCTTCTGGTTCTACAGATTACCCAAATGATATACTATGGGCAGACGCAATATCGACAATACTTAACGACTTTGTTGGAATATCAGATGTTACTATAGACCTACCTTCAAATAGAATTATCATAAAAACAAACTGCGAAGAAATCACTAAAAACTGTGGTCCACAAACAATAAATCCATTACAAGATACTGAAATAAAAGTCAACTTATTGATTGACTATGACATATCTTGTGTAAGTTGTAGTTAAATGCCCTCACAAGTTACAATAGTATCGGCAATAGGTATTACACCACCATTTAGTGGAACCGCTTGTGATGTCTATGGAAATCAATGTTCATATATAGGAAGTGGAACAACTTTTCCAATAACATTTACATTACCATCACAATTCAATACGGCTCCATCATTACAATTAACATTACAAGATTCAATTGGATGTTTAGTGTCTGAAATAATTTATTGTTCAACCGAAGGATTACCAAAACAATTCCAAAATTTACAATATTACTTTTTTATGGATGGAACTCAGTTTAATTTTCAGTAACCAAAATATTTATTATACGATATGGCATTATTAACGGATCAAATACAAGCTACTGGAGTTTCTCTAACAGACTTAATTCACATAGTAATAACTGGTGATACTTCTCAAAATCCTGCGGGATCATCTTTTAAAGCATCAATTTCTCAACTTGTTAGTTTAATTAGTGGTTCTACAGGAACAAACGGTACATCAGGAACTAATGGAAGTAGTGGTACAAATGGAACTAACGGTACATCAGGAACTAATGGGTCTAGCGGTACTAATGGGTCTAGCGGTACTAATGGAACAAACGGTACTTCAGGAACAAATGGATCTAGCGGTACTAATGGAACAAACGGTACTTCAGGAACAAATGGATCTAGCGGTACTAATGGAACAAACGGTACTTCAGGAACAAATGGATCTAGCGGTAC